CATTGCCGCGGGTGCAGCCGGTAACTTGTGCTGCTGCCGCCTTGACCAGAACCGCTTCTGGGTGGGTGATGACGCCGGCAAGCTGTGGTACACCGATGACGACGGCACGACCTACACGCAGATTACCACGTTTGCGGGCAGCGGCGTGGGTGACGTGACGGATGTCCAGTTTGTCAACGACAACGTTGGCTGGCTGCTCTCCGATACAGCCGCCCCGGTGGGCACAATCTACCACACCATCAACGGCGGCTACTCATGGGCGCCCGTTGACACCCCGACCAATGTCGGCTTGACCGCTATCTGGGCCGCCAACGAGCACCTGGCCTTCGTAGTCGGCTTGAACAACGCCGGCGCATCGGTAACGATCAAAGTCCACCGCGACTAACGGGAGCGCGGTAAGTTGCACATGCGGGGTGGTGGTTGGGTGAATGGTGCGCTCCCCACCACCAATTACCACCCCGCCCCTGGGAGCATTGTTATGGCAAAGACTTACTTTACCACCGTTGACGGCAAAGAGTTCAAAATCACCGCGGTGAGCTTTGACTTGATCAGCCGCGCCATTTATCAGAAGCGACAAGAGTACATCGAACGCGGCGAACCGATGGACGTGCCCACCTACGAAGTGGAATTGGCAGGCGGCGTCAAAGAGACCTACACGCATGACGAAAAGTCTATCGAACAGCGCGCCAACCCTGAAGAGGCGGCAGCCTGGGCGGCCCACAAAGACGCCGCGAAACGCTTTCAAGCAGAGCAGGCCAGCCTTACCACCCGTATCCTGATTTGGGAGGGCCTTGTGCCTAACATTCAGGATGCAATGGCTGACCCAACCTGGGTGACGCGCCACGAGCGCTGGGGCGTGAAGGTGCCCACCGAGCCGGACGCCCGCACGGAATATTATGTCAGCTTGGAAGTGCTCAAGACGGCAGAGGATACGCTGCGCTTTGTCCAGGCCATTACCGCGCTGAGCGGTCAGGGCAGAATTGACGAGGGCGAAGTAGATCGTTTGATGGACTTGTTTCGCCATAAGCTATCGTCAGGCTCCAAGCGCCAAGCCGCGCCCGGTGAAGGAACTGCCCCAACTGCCGGGCCACTGGCAGCACTCGACCCTGCTGAGTGAGTTAGATACCGCCTACGAGTGGCACGTCAAGCCGTCAGTGTTGGGCATATGTAATGAGGCGAGTGACGCCGAGTATATGGCGGCGTATCTGCAAGCCAAGCGCAAAATGATGGGCTTCGAAGCCTGGAAGCAGGAACAAGAGCGGAAGCGATTGGAGGCCAAGAACAAACATGGCAGACGGTGAACGCATCGGCCTTGAGGCTGTTCTGGAAGACGAAAACTTTCAGAGCGGCTTAAACTCGTATATGTCCGGCCTGGATAACATGGGCGAGGCCACTGGCGTGGTAGGCGACCTGGTAAGCGGTATCTTCATGGGCCTGGGCATGAAGATTGTCGAATGGGGCGCGTCCGCCGTGCTCGCCATCGGTGACGCCTTTGTGCAAATCGGGGAGACTGTCTGGGATAACGGGCAGTTGATGGATGAAGCCTTTGACGGCATTGCCATTGCCACCGGCGCGACCGGGGCAGAGTTGGCCCTGCTGCAAGAGGACTTTCGCACCGTCTTTGCATCCGTGCCCGTTGACGCCGCCACGGTATCCGAGGCTATCAGCATCCTGAACCAACGCTTTGAGACGACCGGCGAAGTGCTTACCGACCTGGCCACCCCGCTTATCGAAGCGTCCCGCATGATGGGTGAAGACGCCAGCCAGAACGCCACGGCCCTGGCCGACGCGATGGGCCTGTGGAACGTGTCAACCGAAGAGGGCGCGGGCCTGCTGGATGAATTGTTCGTGGCTGCGCAAGAGGGCGGTATGGGTATGAGTGCCCTACTCTCTACCCTGACGGCATCCACGCCCGCACTTCAGGCAATGGGCTTCAGCCTTGATGAAAGCATTGCCCTGATAACCACCCTGGAAGACGCGGGTATCAACTCTAGCACCGCCGTTCTCGGAATGCGTACCGCCCTGAGAGACTTCACGGCAGAAGGTATCCCGGCGCGTGAAGGGTTGGCGAATCTCATCACTGAGATTGAAGGCGCGGCAACACCCACCGACGCAATGAACCTGGCAATAGAAGCTTTTGGAACCCGCGCCGGGCCGGCAATGGTGACGGCAATCCAGAACGGCACATTCAATCTTGAGACGATGCTGGCTGTCCTGGAAGGCGCTGACGGCAAGATTATGGATACCGCCGCCAGTACCGCCGACTTTGGCGAGCAGTGGAAGATATTCCAGAATAAGTCACAATTGGCGTTAGAGCCACTCGGTATTGCCCTGCTTGGCATTGCTACATCTGTAATGGATAAGATGGCACCCGCCTTCGATACACTCATAGGTATCTTCACTGACGACTTTCTACCGCTCATCACGACCTATGTACTCCCATTCATAGATGAATTGATTGCCGCGTTCGGACGCCTGGCAGTTGGCAACTTCGAAGGCGCTATGCGCGGGCTATTCTCACCAGAGATTGCAAACACAATCATTGCGATCAAGGATGTGTTTGTCGGCTTTTGGGGTGAATTGACCGGCGCTTTTGACCGACTCGCGGCGGGCAACTTTGCGGGGGCTATGCGGGGACTATTCCCGCCAGAGATTGCCAATACAATCATTGTTGTAAAAGACGTTCTTGTAACGCTTTGGAACGAGGCGCTTGTGCCGCTGTGGGGATGGTTGACAGAAAACATTCCTATCATGATGACCGCGTTTAGTGGATTTTGGACGGGCACGCTCATGCCCATCTTTATGGAACTTTGGGGATGGCTGTCTGCCAATCTCCCGTTGGCAATCCAGACGTTATCAGACTTCTGGACTAACACACTCGTCCCCGCATTCGGCGCGCTGTCAGATTTTTGGAGCGATACCCTACAACCCGCCCTTGCCGCCATGTGGGGCTATTTTATGGATAACATCCTCCCCGCCCTGGCAGAGTTGGCCGATTGGTATGCGACCAATATCCCCGTCATCGTCGGGCAGATTGGCGAGTGGTGGAATGACACGCTAAAGCCAGCCCTTGATGAAATGTGGGCGGCGTTCAGTGAGAATATCCTGCCCATCCTGGCAGAAGTAGCGACTTGGTTCGGCGAGAATTTGCCGGTAGCCGTTGGGGTGCTGACATCTTACTGGACAAACGTCTTGCTGCCCGTCATCACCACCGTGGTAGATTGGATCGTTGCCAATCTTGTCCCCATCCTGGCAGATATCGCCGTCTGGTTTATGACAAATATCCCGACTGCTATCCAGGCCGTCTCTGATTTCTTTACAGGCACTTTACTGCCCGCCATGACCGACATCTGGGAGTTTGTTGATACCTATATCCTGCCCATCTTCCAGGCATTGGCCGATATATTCACAGGAGTTTTGGGGATTGCCATTGATACCCTTGCGCTAATCTGGACGGGCGTATTATTGCCCGCCCTGACGGATGTCTGGAATTTTATCACGGCATCCCTGCAGCCCGTCCTCGACTCTTTGGGAGAGTTCTTTGCCGATACGATTGGCCCGCCTATCACCGGATTTGTCACCGGGGCGCTGGATGGATTGATAACGGGCCTTGACACCGTAAAGACTGCCCTGGCAAATGTCATCGCATTTCTCCAAACTCTTGCGGATATTGTCGCCAATTTTGACATCGAAGCGCTTTGGGCGCTGATCGGGCAAAGCCCCGCGCCGCTCGCGGTTGGCCTGGCGTCTATCTCGGCAGAGCTTCCCGGCGTTATCGCCGGCCTTCAGGAATTACAAGGCGCAATCATCGGCGGCCCCATTTACGGCGACTTCATTGGCGACCTGGGCGACGCGATTGCAAAGTTAGGTGACTTAAGCCTCGGGAAAGGCATCGGCTCATTCGGCGGCGCAGTCGCCGGGCGCATGGGCAAAGAAGCGCAGGCAATGGCCGATAGCATCGAAAGCATCAATGAGCAAATGGCTCTGCTTGAGCAAGGCGGCATTGACATCACCGAAGCCACCGAATGGCTGGCGCTTGAGCAGCAGCGCAACACGACTACCGCCGAGTATCTTGAATATCAAAAAGAGATTGCCGAGTTCCAAAAGGCGCAGGCCGATCTCGCATTCCTTCAGCAGCAAATGGACTTTCTGGACTTCCTGAAAGAGAACGGCCTGGAAGCGGCAGACATTCTCGGCGGGGTGCAATTGGGCCTTGACGCCGACATGCCCGCCCTGCTTGCCGCCATGACCGCCGCCATGCAGCAGCTCATCGGCGCGGCGGAAGGCGAGTTAGAGATTGGCAGCCCGTCCGCTGTGTTTGCGGGCATCGCGCAAAACTTGATGAACACGATGGGCAATACGATTGGTAACTTGATGGACATTCCCGCACGGGCAATGCGCGGCGCGGTGGACGCGATCATCACGCCCGCAAAGGCCGCCATGCCTATCATCGGCGGGGCAGTGACGAAAAGCATGAATGTCAATATGACAAACAACTTCAGCCAGCCGGGCGACTATGGGCAATTCGAGTCGATGCTCGACCGCTACTTCGCCAGGGCGTTTGCATAGGGAGCGCAACGAATGACCGCTGTACTCAACATCACTGACGGCACGACCACCATAGACCTGATCAACGGGGCATTCCGCCTTGACCCGGAGAACGGCTGGACACCCGCCCGCTTGCAGTACAAGAGCGGCGGCACGTGGGCCGATACCGCAATGGCTGACGGGCGGGTGTTGGTTGACTCGCGTTGGGCCAATGTGGTTGAAACGTTTGCCATGATGGTTGCTGACGTCACGCAAGATGACCTGATTTGGAACACGCAAGAGCTTGGGCGCCTGCTCGAGAAGGCGGCAAGCTACTGGAAAAGCCGCTGGCAGACTGAGCCGGTATGGATCGAAGCGCGTGCGGCCTGTGAGACAAACATGCGCTATGCCACCATTAAGGGCTACCAGACGCCGCAAGACGACGACCCCTTCAGCCCGTCGTTTATGAATGACCTGGCAGCAAGCTTTGGCGAGTTCATCCTGGTGGTTGAGCATGAGCCGTGGCAAGACAAACAGCCTGGGCAGGTGACTTGCGTTGAGCTATCGGCATACCAGGATTTGGGCACGAGTTACGCGATTGAAGCCGTGCCGGAGGCAAGCGCGGATGACGCCGTTGTAGAACATAACGCGGCGACAATCTCATTGGTCGGTCAGATTACAGCCGGTAGCAGCGGTGCGCCAGCATCCTACGATTCGGGCATTCGTTTCAAAAATGTGAACATTCCAGCCGGCGTAACCGTTACCAGCGCCTATATCACATTTACGGCAAGCGCAAGTATCGCGGGTGTGCCATGCCCGACTTTATTCTATGGCGAGGCAAGTGTCACCCCGGCGGCCTATACCACCTATGCCAACTTCGTAGGGCGTGCTTTGACAGTTGCAAACGTGGCATGGGCTGTGCCCGCATTCGTTGTGGGATCAACCTATAACAGCCCGTCACTTATCCCAATCGTAAACGAGATTATTGCCCTGCCCGCATGGGCGGCGGGGAGCGATCTTGCAATCCAATGGCAAGATGACGCATCGGCTAATTACCGCACCGCAAACAGTTGGGATACCGCAAGCGGCTATCCCGTCCTTCACGTTACCTACACCCTCCAGCACTACGCAGGGGTGAGCACCCCGACCTGTGACAAAGAGATATTCGTCGCCAATAAGCAGAACGTGGCGCAGCTCTCCCACGTGTTCATCTATGACAACGCGCCGGGCGTGTACAGCGCCAATCTTATCCACGGTGCAAAGCCGCTCCCGCTCTTCCCCGCCGCACCCCTTGCAGGTGACATTATCTACTTTGGCATTGATACCACGCCAGCGGATACCGGGCCGTTCAATTCGATTGTGTTTGACATCGGCACGGCGCAGGCGGCGCTTACGATTATCTGGGAGTATTACGACTCCGGTATAGCGAACTGGGCCGCAATTACCGCAAGCGATGGGACATCAACGGCGGCGGTATTCGACACCACGGGAATTAACGTGGTCGTCTTTGACCGCATCGGAACGAGTCTATATCCGTGGGGTACGGTTGCGGTCAATGGTGTTACGGGTTATTGGGTGCGGGCGCGCCTTACCGTGGTTGGCGGCGGCGCGGTAGTGCCAACTCAGATAGACCAGGATTTTTATACCGTCACATGGCCTTATATTGAAATTGAAAGCACCAATCCGGCGGGCGACATTGCCGCATTGATGAAGTATAAAATAAGGTCGTGCAACTACACCACGATAGATAAAATTGTTTCCGGCTCGCGGTCGCTTAGCCGCGGGGATGATTTTACCGCCTACCTGAATTTCGCTGACGAACAAAACCCCGCCAATGTTACCGTTGCGGTTGCGGGGGCTGGTGCGCCAAACTATACAACGTTCGCAGACTTTCCGAGCGCCCCGTCTGGAAGGGCCGTGCTATATAGCCCTGGGGCTATTGCAGCCACGCCGCTTTACAGGACAAGCATCCGCATTGGCCAACCGTTACTGGCCCAATATTCCGGCGTGTTCCGCCTATTCATTCGCTGCCTTTATGACGCCAATGCCGGCGCGGGCGTTTTCGGCTTACAGGCGCACCTATCTTACAGGGCGGCAACCGCAGCCCCTACCGGCGTGGCATATTGGACAAGCGAAGTGGTGTCAGTTCCGCAAGTAGACCTTGAATTACAGTGCCTTGACTTTGGCGTTATCCGCATCGCCGGAGATCCGCTGTATTCAAACAGCGAATATGTCTACCTGACGGTTTACGCCTCCGCGACGGACGCCACACCAGACCTGTATATTATTGACGCCATAACCATGCCTGCCGATGAGTTCTCGTTCGATTTGTCAAGCTCGAAATTTGCAATCGGATACAATACCGCGGACGGATTAGATTATCTGCTCGCCGATTCTGCGAGCGTCCCGAAGAATAGGCGCAGCGCGCTTTCATATGATACGGCAACCGGGTACAGTGGCGAACCGTGGATTGCAACGGCGAGTTACCCGTTCGCACTTCAGGCCAACGCGGCGCAGCGGGTTTGGTTCTTGAGTTCTGTATTCCCGCTAACCACGCACACCGAATCTCGCGGCGACTACACCGAAGCCCTCGAAGCCTGGCGCATCCAACGCTACCTGAGTATGCGGGGTAACAGATGACCACCGCATCGTACATGCGCGCCACGGGCTTGACCATCCACGCCGCGCCCAGCTTGTTCTCTGGCGCTGGCTCTCTGGTAGACATCACCGACCTGGTAGCCAGTTGGAGCCATACTATCGCCGCAATGGGCGGGTACAAGTCGGCAAACATCACGCTCTACGTTGACCAGGCCACGCTGGACGATTGGCTTGATACCGGCATTGGCAAAGACATCACGCTTTACAGCCCGTCCGGGCAGGTGCGCTTCAACGGCTTTGTGAATAATATCAGCGCAACGATTGGCGGCCTATCTATCACCATCGGCCCGCTCATGCAGATTGCCAACCGGGCGCGCACCGTCTACTCGACCGTGGACACGACCTTCAGCCCCCCGGCGGTGGGCGTGCGGGCCAATTCGACCACCTACAACAACACGGGCAGCCAGACGCTTTACGGCGTGCAAAGCAAGGTACTTTCCGTTGGCGGCGCGACCCTGGCCAGCGCCAATCAAATCACGCAGACTTACCTTGCCGAAATGTCTATCCCGCAAGTATCCCAAACGCTGAACATCGGCGCGGGCGGCGCGGCTTCGCTCAAGCTGGACTGCCTGGGCTACGATGCATTTCTGCAAACCTACCCCTACGCCAATACCGCGTCAGGCACGACTACCATCTCGACCCGCATCCCGCTTGTGCTGGCTGCCCAGCCCGCCGCGCTGTACTCTACAGATTACAGCGGGATTGCGACCAATACAACCGTCATTCCGGTATACGAGAACAATGACCGCACCGCCTGGACAATTATCACAAGCCTGGTGGCAAAAGGTGACGCGACCTTCAACCGTTACATTTTCGGCATTTATGCCAACCGCAAGGCAACCTACGCCGCCGCGCCGACTGCCATTGAGTATTACCACCAGATAAGCTCGGAGTATGCCGAAGTGACCGACTCGGTAGGTTACAAGATCGACCCGTGGGACGTGCTGCCCGGCAAGTGGCTGATGGTGAATGACCTGATGATTGGGCGCACAAGCTCGGCGGCGGCGTTGAGCGAAGACCCGCGAAACATCTTCATCGAATCGATATCCTTCACCGCGCCAAACGGACTGAGCATCACCGGCGGGCGTGTATCAAAATTGAGCCAGTATCTTGCCCAGCTTGGCCTTGCCGGGGTAGGTGTCAGATGACCGTGCAAATTCGCAACGACCAGCAGGTTGACTTACTCAGCGGCGACTTTTTCCCGCGCTACGAACCCAACGCCGCAATGGTACACGCCGCGTCAGTCAAGCAGCAGCAAGTGGCCTTGCGTGCGTATTGGCCTTGCTCTGCGCAAATCATCACCGCTCAAAGCGTGTTCGTCACCGACCAGGGCGGCGGCGGCTTCCACTTCCCCGCATTCAACGCACCAACCCATGCCAGCCAGGGGCTATTCCCCTACGTTGGCTTTGCATCGGCGAGCAGCCAGTACCTATCCATTGCCGACAATGCTCAGTTTGACATCACGGGCACCGAGACAAGTGTTGCGGCTGGCTTCAAGGGTTTGACTATCTCGTTTTGGGTGTACTTCACCGAAGTTGGCGGCGCTGCCAGCATTGGCCTGGTTTCGAAGTGGCAGACGGCGCTGCCTAACCAGAAGTCGTATCGGGTGATCCGCTTGCCTGCCAACAATATCCAATTCGATGTCACCACGGACGGCTCGACCATCGTTTCGGTTACTTCTACCGGCACGGTTGCGGCTTCCACCTGGTATCACATCTGGGCGCGCTTCGTACCGTCTACCACCATGACAATTGCCATTGACAACTCGCCCACCCCGCTTGCCGCCGGCGTGCCCGCCAGCATCTACAACAGCAGCGCCGCCCTCGAAGCCGCCCGGACAGACGGCGCGGGCTATCTTGACGGAAGACTGTCACAAATCTCTATTTGCGCATCGGCGGCGCTTGACGTGACCATGATGACGGAATATGAACAGACCCGCGCCTGGATAGGAAAGTAGGACAGCCATGACAGTCACCCGCTACACCCCCGGCCAGGGCATAATCTACACCAACCCTAACGTGCGCAACGTCGGGCCGCGGAGTTTGGGCGGCGTGCCGTGGTATCTGTCGGGCGGGATTGCGGCGGCAAACTGCATCGCAGCCTACACGCCAAAAGGTGCGGCGTCTCTTGCAGCGTCCTATGATAACAACGCGGCCCCCGGAAATGGGCTGGCAGATGGGACGTATGATTGTACGTTGGGGGTAGCGCCAGGGTGGGACGCGGCGAATGGGTGGCAGGGGACTGGTTTGGCATATCTGAAAACAGGCATCATACCGACTGATATTACGTGGTCGGCTATTGTTAAAATGACAACGTCAAACATAGTCAATAACGGGATGCCTTTTGGGTCGCGGGTTTCAGCAATTGCAAATACGTTTTACGTAATGCCGCAGGGCGTCGCCGGCGCGTTTGGGAATGTGCGCGAATGTAATGCCAGTCCAAATGACGACAGTGTCAATACTGGATGGTATGGCAATCACTCGCTAGGATTTGCTGGAAATAAATCATATCGGAACGGACTATTCCTGAAAAACCTTGTGCAAAGTGCAGGAGTTGCAACATTAGAGACGTACATAATGGCTCTTAACAATAACGGAGTCGCTGCTTTCATTTTTCCTGCCGCTTGGTATGTTAGTTCGATTGCGTTTTACAATACAACCATCACCGCCGCACAAATTTTAGCAGTTCACACGGCAATGCCGTAAAAGGAGCAAACACAATGGCAGCTAAAAATCACATAACCGTAGTACCCAACGCATCCCCGCTTGGCGACCGCACCCTGGCGCTCGTGGATGCGCTCATTCGAATGGTATCCGATTCACACCGCGTCCGCAAAGTCATGGACAAGGTGGAATTGGACGGCGCTCTCCCTGCCCATCTTGGCATAAGCGTAGAAGACGCCGCCCAGGTGCTAACCTACATCCGTGCATTCGACACCGCCCTGAGCGCGGCGGTAGTCTCAAACGTAACCGACACACTCGGCTGACGAGAATAGGACAAACAATGACGCCGCCCAGACCGCCACCGCACACCGCCGAATTTGTCACCTTGCGGGATTATATTGACTTGCAAATTGACACCATCCACAAATCCACCGCCACCGCATACCAGGCGCTCGAAAAGCAGCTTGACGGCATGAATCATGTTACCAAGAAGGTTGAATTTGAAGCCTTCAAAGAGCGGATAGATAACGACATCCGCTCTTTGAGAGAGTCGCGGGCAGAGATGCAAGGCAAGGCGTCTCAAACGTCAGTTATCATCGCCACGGTTATCTCGGCCCTGGGCCTGGGCCTGGCAATCATCGGGCTACTACTACGCTTCGCAGGGATGTGACAAAATGCCACCAAACGGATCGCCAGCACAAAATGCAGTTATCATCGAGCGGCTTGACCGCATTCAAGCGGATCTGTGCAAAATCCAATCCCGAATGGATACGCAGGAGAATGACCGAATCCAGTTTCGGGAAGCCTATCTGGTAGGGCACACCGAACTCGAAGCCCTGGCCAAAGACACCGCCAAAAAGGTAGACGACCACGAAAAGGACATCAAGGCGCTCGAGGATATGGTGAAGCCCGTTGTTTGGTCCAATCGCATTGTGAGCAGCGTGGCGATCCTATTAGGCTCGGCAATCATCGCTCTTGTCTGGCAGCTCATCACCGGACAAGCACAGGTGTTTTTCAAATGACAGCTTTTATAGGCGAGATGATGTCCTTCGGGCAGTTTATGATTATCGGCGCGCTCATCTGCGTGGCCCTGGCCTGCCTGCTGGCAATATGGTTGAGCGTCAGGAATGACAAACGATAATATTACCGTTCCGTGACAATTGCCTTACAGTTGCCAAACTTTGTTGCGCCATGCTCATTTGGGGTGTAAAATGAGTATAGGAGATACATAAACTATGACTATACAGGGCAGTGACAGAACGGCCCTTATTGTCACCAATGACCACCACATAAATTGCACGGTAGCAGTCTGCCCGCCCGTTATCAACCTTGATGACGGCGGCACGTATCACGCCAGCAGGACCCAAAGAGCGCTGTGGGATTGCTGGCGTGATTTTTGGCAGCAGGCGAATGAGCTAACCAAAGGCTACCGGCGCGTAGGTGTGTTCAATGGCGACTTAGGGGAACTCGATACCAAAAAACGCAGCACCCAACTTGTCACCATCAACAAGGCTACCATCTTGAGCATGGTGATCGAAACGTTGGAGCCTGCGCTTGACATCCTTGACGCGGCCTATTTTATGCGCGGCACGGCGGCGCACACGGGCAAGTCAAGCTGGCTCGAGGAAGCCGTGGCAGCCGATGTTGACATCACCGTGCGGGAGAGTAAAGCGGCGGCAAGCTGGTGGCACTACCGTGGCGCGGCGGCTGGCGTGCGCTTTGACATTGCGCACCATGCTTCGATGGGCGGCCTGCCGTGGACAAGCAAAAACGCCGCCAACAAGCTGGCGGCCCTCACCTTGTGGTATTACCGCGTATCGCGAAACGAGAAGGCCCCGCACGTGGTAATCAGAAGCCACAACCACACCTGCGCTGACAGCTTTGACAACTATCCTGCCCGTGCCATATTTACGGGAGCCTGGACAACACTTACCGAACACGGCTACCGCATCGGCCTGGAGAACGTGCTATCAGACATCGGGGGAATGGTGATCCTGTGCGAAGGCAAAGACGAGTACACGGTACACAAAATCCCCTATGAACCAATGAAGGATAAAAAGATATGGGCGCTAAAAATGTGAAGCCTACCCCCACCCTACCCACCCGCGCCGAAATGCTGGCCGAGATCGAGACGCTGAGCAATTCCTACCCCGTCGTGCAAGAAGGCGACTTCACTTCTCAAGACATTATCAGAGAGGAGCATATCACCGTGCCCATCCCCTACATGCGGCGGATTGCGGCGGCGGATCCCGAACACTGGCAGATGCTTCAGGTGGTGGACAAGCCGGGCCTGCGCCGGTGGTATTGGGTGCTGCGCCGCAAACATCCCGTGTAGAGACAATCCCACCTGGGGGCGTTTCGGTTACACGGAATGTAACAAAGTGTAAATAAGCCGCGTCTCAATTATCATAATGTACACAAAATGATAATTACCCGATATGGAATGCACGCGGGCGAGCTTGAGGAGATCAAGCTCGCCCGCTTTTTGGACCGTCGCCGTGGCTACGTCGATAGTATAACACAGATCGCCAGCGCCTTCAATGCGGCAGTTAACATCCGCTGAAAGTTGTCATGAATTTGCAATGTTAAACGGGGTGCTTTTCTGGTAATATTAAGTCAGGAGATGAGACAAAATGGAAACCAAATGGACTGACAAGATTACAGATGCAACCGGCAAGAAGCACGCAGTCGCTATTGGCGTAGAGTATGACACCTGCACCAGCGAGAGCGGCGCAATTGACCGCGACTATATCCGCATCGTGGCAGACGTTGACGGCGAGCGGCTTTTCTCTCACCTTCCAGTGTGGAAGTTTGACCACAAGGCCATTCAGAACGCCATTCACGGCATGGTGCGCAGCGTTGATTATTTCCTGAGCGCACACCACCACCCGACTCATTACACCGGGCGCTTTGCTTATCTGGCAGGGGCGAAATGAACGGCAATCTCTACCGCCGTTACGAATGGATGTCAACGCAGCTCGAGCGCGAAGCCTACGCCAAACAAATGAACGGGCGCACAAAGCCGCTCAAACACTTTTGCCCCTGCGAAAAGGCCCTGTGTTTTACGCGGGCGATGCGCGAGATTATGCGCGAAAACCCCGAAGGCTTTGTGACGTCAGTCGTTATCCCGCGCGCCGCACTGACAATGTGCACCTGTCACCCCGGCCTGTCAGAAGTTGACTTGTGGAAATTGTTTGACACTGCGATTGACGCAATACCGGCAAGCTAACCCCCCTCGCGTGCCCCACGCTGCTGGCCCAGGGCGCTACCAAGCGGAAGGCCAAGACGGTGCGAGAGCCACGGCGCACCCCGGCAGCCAGGGGCACACGAGATGAGATGATAGAGGAGATGAGAGAATGAACGAAAAAGAACTCCACGACGCCTTATTACAGATCGTTGACGACTACGAAAATTCTGGCCGTCATCAAGTCACCCAGGCCAGCATCAATCAAGCCAAGCGCGCGTTGGGCCTGCCGTTATCCTACTCGAAGCCGTGCCCGATTTGCGGGCGCTGTGACGGCAATCATCTGTACGATATGAAACACCTGTTAATTACAGGATGGACAAAATGACCACCATCAAGTTTTCAGAAGTCAAAGCTGGCGAGATGTTCCACGCCCGCGGCGGCAATTTATACCAGAAGTTGACAAACGGGCATTTCTTTTTTTGCGCCCTGAACCTTCGAACGAACAACCGCACCAACTTTGACGCCAACGATCTGGTAGAAGTTTGCCTGAGTGAAGAGGAGCCGGAATGACCGCCAAACCCACCCCCCGCACCCTGGCCCACCGGGCCAACAAGTTCCACAAGTTGACTATTGACATCCCCGTTGACACCTACGCCGCCGTTCTGGAGCGCGCCGAACGTGCCGACATTCCAACCGGGCGAATGGTGAATATTTTTATAAGCATTGGCCTTGAGTTTGCCGGTCCTATGCCACTTGAGCCTGCGCCGCTTGCCAACGTCCCGCCAGCGAGCCGGGCGGAGATGGAAACGGAATGGCAGAAGGTGACGAAATGACTACCGACAAATTCACCCCCGGCCCCCGGAAAGTTGAAGCCGAAGATGGCCCACACCTGTACCATAAGCACCGCTACATCACGGCGGGCGAAGATGACACCGACGCCTGGGAGATCGTTGCCAGGGTATCGGATGCGCAGAACCAAGAAGCCAACTCTCGCCTGATTGCGGCAGCGCCCGATTTATTGGACGCGCTGACGGCAATCCTTCCCTATGTCCCAGACTGGACAGCTCCGACTGAAGTTTATGACCACGCCGTAGCCGCCATTGCAAAGGCAACGGGAGAGACGAAATGACCGCCATTATAATCCTGGGTATAATAATCCTGGGTATAATCTTCGCTGGCTGCGTTCTGAGTGCGGCGATCCTGAGCAGCAGGATCAGCAGGCATGAGCGCGGCGAAGATTGATATGCAACTGCAATGTTAAATGGCATAGTTTTCTGGTAAGATTGGGTTAGGAGAAAAAGCCATGACTGACACAATCGGAATTGAGTACACCACCGTTCACGACTACAAACCAACGCACCGCTTCGCCCCCGATTACGTCATTGCCGCCCGCGAGCAGTACGAACAGGCCTGGGCAGATCATGCCACCCTGGTAGACCGCAAGATGGACGGCGAGAACGCCTTCACCTGGGCAGAGATCGAGGACGCCGCGGAAGTGGCCGCCGACCTGGAAAACAAGTATTACGAGATTTATCAGAAGTGGCAGAACGAACTCGGTGCGCTTATGTCTGGAATGGATGAGCGGCACGAAGCCGCCCATGTGATGACCGAAGAAGGTTTACCATGACCGCAACCTTCCAAGACGGCGAAATAGATCAGTTCATCTCCCGCCGGGTTTGCGCCCGCTGCTATGGCGATCTTATCAAGACCCAGGCCGATAACCGCATGTGGGACGCAAGCTGCCCGACCTGTGGCGACGCCTGGGGCGGCGCAACCGTGAGCCGGGCCTATGCCGAGCGGTTGGGGCAGCAGGCCCTCGCCGAGCGCAGCGAAGTAAAGAATAACCTGCCCGACCTATTCCCCAATCCAAACCGGAATAAGACGGCAGAACAAATCATAAAAGAGTTAGGTTTCTGAGAGGAGAAACAATATGTCACCGATTGTTGGACTAACAGACGGCCCGCCGTCATTCAGTGAAATCGGGCGCTTGCGCCTGGGAATTTCAAAAGCGGAGATCGCCAAGATTGGCAAGGGGCCGAAAGAGATTGGTTATTTCCGGCCCGACTTCCGCCCGAATGCCGTTGACGCCTTCAATGATTTTATCAAGTTTTACACCGACAAGCCGACTGCTATCAACTTCCGGCTGCCCTTCAATGACGTTGCCCGCTGCTGGGATGCCAACTTCGAGGTGTACAACAAGACCGGGCTGCTGGGCAAGTCCGATGGTGTCAAGTGGCTGTACCTGTGCAACAACAAGACCGGGGAGGTGAAGGTTGACCGGAACGGAAAGCCAACGGAGCCAACCGGCCACCTTGACGAAAATGGTAACGAGTATTTACCATTCGATCCGAACGTGCCGGTGTACAGCTACAAAAACCAAAAGACCGGCGAAGATGTGCCGGTTTATGCCAAGCAGACCGGGCGCCTGAACATTCTTATCCCCGAACTTGGACGCATGAACTATGTCCAGATCATCACCCATTCGATCTACAACATCGCCCGCATTTCTGAGCAGCTTGCCGGAATAAAGCACATTGCGGAGAACGCCGGTACAACCCTGCCAATGGTGCCGATGGTGATCGTTCGCCAGCTTGAGAGCATCAGCGTATCGTATGGCGGGCGCAAGCACATGGAAGAGCATTATCTTTTGCACATTGAAATTCGCCCCGATTGGGCAGGTGCGCAATTCCGGCTGCTGGATAGCATCATGCCGGGGGTTGCTGCCCTATCCGCCCGCACCGACTTTAGCAACCTTCCCGCCCTGCCGTCTGGGAATGACGAAACCGAACCCGACGAACCGACTGGCGCTGACGCAGAGCCAGAAGTCGAACAGCCCGCCCCGGTTGCAGAGTTTGACAATGCCGCCGTTGAAGCAGCGATGAACATGCAATCGAAAGACGGGCAGCGCTTTGGCGACATTGATCTCCCGTTCCTGCGCGGAATGCTCATCAAGTGCGAGGCTGCTATCAAGGATGCGCAGACTACCGACGAACAGCGGGCAGACATTACCCAGAAGCGTGACGCCCTGGATTTGCTCATTCGTTACAGCACGCACCTGGCAGAGCAGAACGGCGTACAGCCGATTGTGTAAGTAACCCAACCACCCGCCGCCAGGATGCACCTAACACTCACCTGTAGGCAAAATGCCGGATGACACCGGGACTGGCGGCGGGTGGATAACAAATCGAATGGAGAGAAAAATGAACCCAGCGAAACTCATTCACGATGCAGTTGAGAACTTTCTCAAGAATGCGCAAGACGCCTATGGAAAGTTGAGCAATTCCAATATTGGGCACGAACCAACCCCGCAGCACCGCGACAACACTTCCCGTCATCGTGGCTTTACGAAAAATACCGGGCAAGGCGAGAGTAAGAAGCGCCGCAAAATCGCCGCCAAGTCGCGCAGGATCAACCGCCATAAATAGGCGGGTGGATCTGAAACGAGGAGATGAAAATGGATACCAAGCAAAAGTTAGACCGATTATCAGAAATGCAGGCCCAGGCCGATGTCATGCGCCTTCACTTCGATGAGTTGCGCAAGAGCATCATGACGCCCGAAATCCAGCAGGCCCTTGCAGACATTGCCGCCGAAGAAAGCACGGCCCTGGACGCCCTGAATGGCGGGATTGCTGAGCTTACCGCCGAAGTCAAAGCCGATGTAACCAATTTCGGCGCAACCGTCAAGGGTGATTACTTGATGGCCGTCTACAACAAGGCGCGCGTCACGTGGGATAACAAGGGCCTGGACGGCTTTGCAGTGGCGCACCCTGAGATTGCCGCATTCCGCAAGGTGGGCGAGCCCACCGTAACGCTGCGCAAGGTGTAAATGACACCCCCCGCCGCCCGGCTACAGGTTAGGCCAATCCGGGCGGCGGGAGATGAGATGAGAGAGAGGATGCAATGAACAATCGAAGCGCACGAATTGAGATTACCACGTCAAGCGCATGCGGAACCATCGTGAACATCCGCGACTATTGCGGCCCTGGCGAGCCTTGCATGGGTGCGCCCCGTTCCCCCGGTGGGAAGTGGCCCTATCCAAGGATGACACCCGGACGCTATCGCTCAATCCTTCGCATTGTCAACGCCTGCTGCCCGGTGATCGAAACGACTGACGGCTATGACGTGCGCATCATTGCAGAATGGCCGCCGAATCCGCTTGCAAAATCGGCGGAATGATGTATAATGATTATGTCAGAGGTGGCAGCCTGACTGAACCTTACAATGGCGATAAGATAAATAGAGAACCTGTTTTTATCTCAGGTGGTTTTCGTTATGTGTTTGCCAAACACACGACTAAAATCATCTTATCGCCACGAAAGCCGCCTGAGATAAGCACGGGTTCTTTTTATTTATCTGGTTGGAGCGAGACACCCCATACTGTGCCAGAACACTTCGAACAATGGGGCTACGAAAGAATTAGCTAGACGCCCAACCGGATACGCGTACCTTACAATCAAAAGCATCGGCGGTGAAACTGGCGTGAATGCTTCCGTAAGCTACCGTAACCGTCAAGGCGCGGGTATCGGCAACATTCGCCAGCCAGTCAACAAGTGAGAGATAGTCTTTTAGGATTGTCTGTAAGATGAGCGGCGAGTGACCCCATCACGCTCACGGGAAAAGGGACGCCGAATGCCGGACAGTGTAACCGGCACAAATCAGAACAGGATAGGAGCGCAAGCCATGAAACAACGTTTACTTTTCAGCCTGTTAGTCCTACTTTTTTCAACGGGGATGATTGCTGCCCCGGCAAACTTTACGTCTGGCATGATCATCATTGACCCCGGACAGAGTGCGCAGCTCGATCACAATCTCGGCGCGCTGCCAGCGTTCGTCAACTGCTTCACGGTAGACGGCAATGGCCTGGCAACCGAAGCGCCAGACATCATGTTTGCCCCCTGTGACCAATCGCCCTATGCAATCGAAATCCTGGTAGATTACCGGCACATCGTTGTATACAATCCGCACGCTTATAGCGTTACGGTTATCGTAACGGCAGAGAGATAGGAGCGCACCATGAAACTCGTAAAAGTATCTGAACATCGGATCGTAGACGCCGAAAGCGGCACCGTCTGGAGCTTCGAGCCGGGCGGAGATATCGCCCAACAATTCCCGGACGCCGGGCCAATCTACCCGAAGTTATATTTTGACAACCGCACGCTGCTGGCGAATGATGAGGCCGAAATCATGTGGGACTGGCTCAGTCACAACGTTGACACCCTGCGCACCGTCACGCAGAATGCTGACGGAAGTTTGAATGTATAACGTCACGTTTCGTGACAAACGTAAACGGACAATGTGACAAATGTCAAATTATTGGCTCAAGCTCTACATCGAAATACTAGACGACCCAAAGATAGGGCCGCTCCCAGACTATCTTTGGCGGCGCTGGATTGAGATATTGCTGATTGCCAAAGAGCACGACAAAGGCGGGTTACTACCACCCGTAAGCGCTATGGCGTGGAGACTTCGGGCCGATGAGGGGCGGCTGACGAAGGATTTACGAGCCTTGTCGCAAATCGGGGTAGTGACACTGAGTGAGCCAGGATGGTTCATCCCGGCCTTTGCAGAACGGCAGGCAGCAAGCCCAGACAAAGAACGAGCCAGGGAATACCGCAAACGAAAAGCGGCAGAGAGGGAGGAAAATCCGTCACGAAATGTGACACCAGAATCAGAGACAGATACAGAGTTAAAAGAATATGAGGAGGAGAAGCCGCCACCCCGCCCCAATTCCTTCAAACTTTACGAACAGGCAATCGGCACACTCACCACCACGATTGCCGAAAAGTTGAAAGCGGCAGAGAAGGACTACCCGCCCGAATGGATTGCATGGGCCTTTGACGTGGCGGCGACACAGAATAAACGATCTTGGGCATACGTTGAAGCCTGCCTGAGGAATCGCAAAGACGGCAAAGAGTTTGCGCCGCGCGGCAATGGCAAGAATGGCAACGGGCGCAAGCCCACCGTAAACGAACCCGCCGGTTATGCCGCAATCCGCCAATACTGCGAAGAGGAGAATATACCGTGCCCAGTCTAACGCACGCCCAGGTTATCACCGCCCTGGCCGCAAGCTACCCCAATTTCAAGCTGACGCCCGATACTATCCGCGCCTATTCCGGGATGCTGGCAGACATCCCGCCCGATGAGCTGCAAGCGGGCATTGTCAAGGTAGTGGCGACAAGTAAATTCTTCCCGTCCATTGCAGAGATCCGCGGGGCGGTGGCAGAGCTGCGCATGGTCGCCGCAAATATCCCAACGGCAGCGGAGGCGTGGCAAGACATTTGCCGGGCATGGGACGGGGAGCGCCGCCGACTAACCGGCGAGGCCGACGCCGATGGTAACTGGCTGATGACGGTGGAATACTACGCGTGGCGGCACCCGCTTGTCGAGCAGGTGGCCCGTCAATTGGGCTGGCCGCGTGACTTTCCGAGCAACGAGAATTTGATGGCAGATCGGGCGCACTTTTTCAAGGCGTGGGAAGGTGCGCTCAGGCAAGCCGTCTCAAGCGAGATGGAACTGCCCCAGATCCGTGACTACCTCGAAGCCCGCAAAGCCGGCGCGATGACAGCCGGCGACATTGCGAAAAGAATGCTAGGAGATGGCAAACGATGAGTGTCGAAGAAAGAAATAAATTGCGCTTAAGAATAATGGAACTTCAGCGCAAAATTTACGGCGTGCCATTGCACGAATGTTATTTTTGGTGTGATAAGTGCGGCGGCGATATGATCGAGCGGCCAGAAGTTAGCCTAGATGGCCTTTCCTACACTCGTGTATTCTGCGCTAAATGCGAAAAGGATAGCAAACGATGAAAACAATACTCGATACCCTATTTGAGCTACGCACCAACCTGGAAAAAGATTGCACCGATCCGCGCCCGTGGCGCTGGCTCGGTGAGCAATTCAAAGCAATCGGCATGGAAAGCAACGCCGCCCGAATGTTTGAGCGCGCCGAACACTACGCCACTTGTGAGGCGTGATGATTAAGCAGCCGATTGACGGAGAAACATGGCGGGAGTATTACAAGCGCATGAGCGGCTTGCCAATCCGCAAAGCCTGCCCCACCTGCTCGCGCCTGTTGCTGGCCTGGGCAGCCGCGCCGGACAGCAACGAGAAGCGCGCCGCGTACCTGACGCACCGGGCGGGGTGCGGGATGAGGATGGGCACAAAGTAAAGTTGTCACGATACTGCAATGTTACATGGAATATTGTCTGGTAAGATTAAGTCAGGAGAAAATAAAATGGATTATAAGAATTTCTTGCAATCAAAGGCAGTAAAGGTAAAAGATTATGGCAAGCAGCCGGGGGAAGTAAACCTGATCCTGTTTCCATTCCAGCGTGATGTTGTGCGGTGGGCAGTACGCCGGGGGCGTGCTGCGATTTTCTTGGACACTGGACTCGGTAAGACGTTCTGCCAGCTTGAATGGGCGCGTTTGATGGATGAAATGACGCTCATTATTGCGCCGCTTTCTGTGGCACGTCAGACCGTTCGGGAAGCCGCCAAGCTCGATATACAAATCAAATACGTTAGAGAGCAAAGCGAAGTTGATGATGGCAGGATTTTCATTACCAATTATGAGATGGTAGACAACCTCGATATCAGTTCTTTCGGGGCTGTGGTGCTGGATGAAAGCAGCATCCTGAAGGCGATTAGCGGAAAGACTCGCCAGAAGCTAACTGAGCTTTGCTCGGATGTTCCATACCGCCTATGCTGTACCGCTACGCCCGCCCCGAATGACTATACCGAGATCGGCAATCATGCTGAGTTTCTCGGAATTTGCAGCCAGCAGGAAATGCTCTCTCGTTTTTTTGTCAATGCCAACAAAGAGCATACCTATAATATTGACGGTAAGTCTTATCATCGAAAGGGATCGAACGCCGCCGGTACAGAATGGCGCCTGAAACATCACGCCGAAGAGGCATTCTTTCAATGGCTGGCTTCATGGGCCATGACCATGATGAAACCGAGCGACCTGGGCTATGATGATGATGGCTTTATTTTGCCAGAATTGACCGTTACTCCGATGTTCGTTGAAGCGGAATATACACCTACGGATCAGCTATTTTTCACCCGGCTGCATGGGATCGAAGATAGAACCAAGATCCGCAAGATGACCATCGAGCAGCGCTTCGAGATGCTCAAAGAAGTCTTAGCCAGCGCCCCAGATGAACAATGGATTATATGGTGTGGGCTGGATGACGAAAGCAATCTTCTGGCAAAGAGTTTGTCTGGCGCGGTCGAAGTCAAGGGGTCTGACAAGCCAGAAGATAAAGCCCAGGCCTTTGAGGATTTTCAGGATGGCAAATTCCGCATTCTGATTACCAAGATAAAAATCGGCGGATACGGGATGAACTTCCAGAACGCCCACAAGATGATATTTTTCGGGATGAATGATAGCTGGGAGGCATTCTACCAGGCAATTCGCCGTGAGTGGCGCTATCGCCAGCAATCGGCGGTAGATGTCTACCTGATTTTATCTGACATCGAATCCGAGATTTATCGAAACGTCATGCGCAAGGATGCAATGGCAAAGCGCCTGCGAGCCAAATTGATCGAAAACATCACAATCTACGAAAAGGGAGAGCTGAAAATGACCGACGATAACATCCAATCTGTGTACCAGGAACAGGAAGTAAAGGGGGTGCACTTCACGGCGAAGCTGGGCGATTCGTGCATTCGCTTGGCAGAGATTGCCGACAATTCAATTGATCTGACGGTTTACAGCCCGCCCTTTGCTGATTTGTTCACCTACTCCCCGTCTGAACGAGACCTGGGGAACTCAAGGGATAGCGCGGAGTTCTTTGAGCACTATAAATTCATCATTGGTGAATTGTTGCGGGTTACGAAACCGGGCCGCCTGAGCTGCGTCCATACCAGTGACATTGCCGCAATGGCAAGCAGGGACGGTTATATTGGCGTGAAGGATTTTCCGGGCGAGGTTATCCGGGCGCACGAGGCGCTTGGCTGGACATTCACCGGCAGGGCGTTCGTTCAGAAAAACCCACAGGCTCAGGCTATTCGGGTTAAGAGCAAGGCGCTTCTGTTCGTGCAACTCCGCAAGGACAGCTCGGACAGCCGCCCCGCCCTGGTAGACCAGGTATTGATTTTCAAGAAACCGGGAGAGAATGCCGTGCCCATCACCCCGGTTGAGCATGGCGAATTGGATAACGAAACCTGGATCGAATGGGCCAATGGTATCTGGCTGGGCATCTCGGAAAGCGATACCCTGCAATTCACAAAGGCCCGCGATACGGGAGACGAAAAGCACATCTGCCCGCTTCAGTTGGGCACGATTGAACGCTGCATCAAGCTGTACAGCAATCCCGGCGAAACCGTTCTAACCCCCTTCCTGGGCATTGGCAGCGAGGCATACCAGGCCATTCGTTTTGGCCGCTCTGCCATTGGGATTGAACTGAAAGAAAGCTACTTCAATACCGCTGTAAAGAACCTGCAACGGGCAGAAGCAACCTATCGGGTGGATCTGTTCACCTGGGCACAAGAACAGAAAGATATGGCGCTTGAGCAGCCGAATGTATCTGCCCCCTAGCATTGCCGCCGCAATTATCGCGGCAAAACTGCAACGAGAGTCAAGGAGAATAAAATGACTATCACTTACACAGAAGAAGGCCAATATTATTGCACCGTCTGCCACCGCAACTTTGACACCGATGACAGTGATGACGTTCACACCGAACCATTCAGCGGCGGCGATTGTTGCGCCGGGTGCTGCCCGCGCTGCAACTCAGAGATGGACGGCGCGAATGAATGCGCTTGCGGAAGCTTGCGGCAGGTGTTTGAGACTGCTTCCGGCGGTATGCTTTTCCGAGTCGAGTGTCAAGAGTGCGGCAGGAAGGGGCCGCGGGAAATGTCGCGCGCCGCGGCAGTTGATGAATGGAATAAGTAAAGTTGTCATGGAACTGCAATGTTATTGGGGGCTGTTTTGGGGTAAGATTGAATGAGGAGAAAATACCATGTACAAGACTTTGACTCAAAACAACACCGGCCCGTACAGCCATTTCGATTACACGCCCTATCTGCCGACAAAGCGCGCCGATGGAACGTGGAAGCCGGGTAAATGGCTTCCGAAAGTGGATAGCTTAGAGATGTGTGAAACTGGCTACCACGTAACCGACGCCGCGCATCTTGTGCGATGGCTGGACGCGCAGATTTTCGAGGTTGAAGCCAAGGGGGGAAAACTTGACGGCGACGACAAGATCGTGTTCGAGAAAATCCGCCTGGTACGCAAGCTCGAAACCTGGAACGACAAGACGGCCCGCCTGTTCGCTTGCTGGTGCGTGCGCCAGATTTGGGACTTGCTAACCGATGAGCGCAGCAAGCGGGCGGTGGAAGTGGCCGAGCGTTTTGCAAATGGCGAGGCTACGAATGATGAGTTGGCCGCCGCCAGGGACGCCGCCTGGGACGCCGCCAGGGGTGCCGCCGGGGCCGCCGCCAGGGACGCCGCCAGGGGTGCCGCCGGGGCCGCCGCCAGGGACGCCGCCAGGGGTGCCGCCGGGGACGCACAGACAAAACACCTGATGGATATTTTGGGTATTGAATGAGGAGATTATCACGTTGACACCACGCAGCGTCAGAGACGAACCCAAAGCCGTTTACCGCACAGCCGCCGCTCCGAGTGAACACTCAGAGCAGGCCAAAGTATTTGCCTGGGCCAAGCGGAATTGGTGCGTATGCCGCGAGCTTGACGAACTCATGTTCTCAACGCTGAACGGTATCAGCCTGGGCGGATCGAAAGCGTCACGCGGGCGCACCATCACAAAAATGAAGGCGGAAGGGATGAAGGTCGGCGTGCCCGACATATTCTTGATGGTTGCCCGCCAAAGCTGGCACGGGCTGGCAATCGAACTCAAGCGCCAGGATGGGACGCTATCAGATGAGCAGGTCTGGTGGCTTGACAAACTGACTGAGCAGGGATACCTTGCAACTGCCTGTTGGGGCGCGCGGGATGCAATTGGCGTGCTGGCAGAATACATGGATATTGAGGGATGGGAAGATTGAGAATGGACACAATCACAGATCGAAACGTAACCTGGAACGGCCGCCCTGCCTACATCGTTGGCGCGACGGCAGAAGGAAAGATCAACCTGACGGTGCGCAGGCTGAAGGATGAGCGCGCGCCAGGCAAGGGGCCATGCTACGGGGTGATCGTGGATGCAAGCGAGGTGGTGCAAAATGGATAAGATCATCCTGGCGTTGATTTGCATTCTCGCCGTCGCGTTACTCCCGTTATACGGCACACTCGCCGCCGCCGGGCTGCCTGCCTGGTTGCTGTTCGTGGGGTTGCTGTTGATTGCCATCGCGGTAGTGGTGGCAGATAAGGCGGGTGAGGCGTGAAGGCCGTCAAGTTTCTGCTTGTCAGCTATGCCCTGGAGCTTGTCGGGGCGCTGATCCTGATTGCCATTGTTCTGCTGAGTTGGGAGTGAGAGGCGAAAATGGGAAACTCTAAAATCTCATGGACTGAGAAGGTCTGGAATCCGGTAACGGGCTGCACGAAAGTCAGCGCCGGGTGTGCAAGGTGTTACGCCGAGCGCATGAGCAAGCGCCTTGCTGGACGGGTAGGCTATCCCGAAGCGCCGCACAATTTCGATGTGGTGTATCACCCGGATCGGTTGTCCGAGCCAATGCGCTGGCGCAAGCCGCGGCGCGTGTTCGTGTGTTCAATGGGCGACTTGTTCCACAAGGATGTACCGGACTGGGCAATTCGTGAGGTATTCTGGCGCATGGACATTGCCAGGCA